GCATTCTTTCTGCGTTGGCCGCATTTTCGGTTGTGGCATCGTCCACCTTGGGAGCCAGTATCTTGGGAGTGTCCGGCGTGCCCCCGAATAGTCCGCCCATTGTTATACCTCCACCCACCATATAGATTGGTCTGATTGAACCCTGGATCCAAATATGTCATCCACGGTACGCTTGACTTCGGGCCATCCGTAATAGTCATAGTCATGACCGCATATTAATTTACGCACCTTTGGCAACCACGCGGCGATGTCCGCCCTTACCGCTTCTGCGCTATGGTCCCCATCGATGAACACCATATCAACGCTTTTGTCTGTAAAGTCTTTAGCGGCCTCGACGCTCGGCTTTCTAATCACAGCACGGTTAGGGAAGTCCGCCGTATTGGAGATGAACGCTTCATAGTGCTCTGAGGGGTTTATGTTTCTGTTCGAGGCGTCGGTAAACGAATGCTCCTCCGACCACGGGTCTACGCAGTACACAAGACCGGGGCAGGCACTAAGGAGAGCGTGCGCGCTTCTCCCTTCAAAACATCCCACTTCCACAACCGACCCCATCCCGCGGGCTCTATTGTAAAGCCATTGCAGTTCACGCAAAGACATGAAGCCGTCGATTTTATTGCCATGATAGCCCGGATCGTTGGCCCCACCTGGAAGCCTGGATAGATACTCGTGGTAATTACCTATAAATGGTTGGTCCGCGCCAAGCGGAGACCTGCCCCAATGCACGACGTTAATATGAGGATCTACCCACAGCGGGCGGTTCATTTCGATAGCCCAGCGCCTACAGAAATTGCAATCCTCGCCCCACCACTGCTTTCCTATCTTCTCTGTATCGAAAAAATTCAGATACGTTTCGCGCAGTTCGGCCTCCGGCGTATATTCGCACACTTCGAGGGATTCCCCGTATTTCGCCTGGATGTCCGTAAACACCGACCGACTGATACGCATAAACCCGGTCGGAACTCCCCAGCATGAAATCAGTTCCGATATCCCTCCCATTACAGGTCTGCCTTCCGGGTCGGTCCTTAGCCATATCGGATAGGTCTCTTCCCATGTTTTATGTCGATACGCGCCGCCAACTATTTCTACGGGCCATGAGAGCAGTCGCAACAAGTCATCCGGGGTCCATTCGATATCGGCGTCAATGAATACGAGATCGCTTGCTTTGGATTCCAGGAACATCTTTGCGAGATAGTTCCGTGCAACCGGGAGATAGCAGCATCCGGTAAGAGGTTGCCAGTGAGCCGTAACCCCCGCGTCCCGTAGAACGCGGAGGCTTGACTTTAGCGATTCCTCGAATTGCGGGATAACTCTACCGTCGTAAGCTGGAGTCGCTAAAAAAACATGCATTTACGCACTCCCCTTAATCAGACCGAGTGTGACCAAATCGGATCGCAACTGATTAACAAGAGTTCGGCACGCATCCGCAATAACGGCAACATTATTAGCCTGCGTAGTGGTGGCATACCCGTAGGCGCCGGTAGTGGTGGTAATTGCAGCCGTAGTGATGGCCGTTGTAGCGACGGCCGCCTGAGTGCTCCCGGACGGTTGCGTAATAGGTGATGCGCCATAGTATCGGGGATCTATAAGTTTTACGCTCATGGTTCAACCTCCTTATTTTTTCCCGCCAGCGGCTACCGGCGGTGCTTTGGGTTCGGGTGAATCAATAACAACGGAACCTTTGGGCGGCTTGCAGCCGTCTTGCATTTCAATTACTTCACCTTTTCGGCAGAGCCTGCCCTTGATCCAAGCCTTGCCTGCTAATTGAACCTTCATTTATTGCCTCCTATGCCGCTTTATACGGTTCAAAACCGATCCATGCGTCGATTGCTCCCGACGTGAAATTTTCCGTGCCGACCGTATATGTTAGTTTGAGATATCGAGACAAACCCATAGGCAATGGAACTGAAAGGATACAGTACCCCGCGGCTAGACTCGCCTCCGCAATAGCAGCGGTAGCAAGTGCTGCTGTAGTAATGGCTCCAGTCTTGGCTCCGGTGTAGAGTGTCGTGGTAAGAGTTGCAGCCTTTCCCGCGCTAGCGAGAACCGTCTGGACCACAACGTTAAGCCACATGGGCTTTCCTTGCGCGAATTCAGGCGCAGTAACGGTAGATCCCCATGCATCCTCACCGGCTCCGAGGTCTATAGTGTTTTCCGAATCCGCCGTAGCCGTAAGTGCTTGCGCGTCGCTGAATGTAAGCAGTGCGTCTTTAATGCTCATTGTTTTAGCTCCTTTCTAATGATGGCCCGCTTAGCTAATAGCGTCCTCAGTGTTCAGGATGGATTCACACAGCCGGACGGGAATACCCTTAAATTTGAGTACTCCGCCGGGCGCTAGGCCCTGATCCATCGTGTAGTTTACGTTGGTTTTGTCTTTGAGTCTGATTTCCATCTGAGTCTTAATCGTCGAATTGCAGTAAATACCCATAGACGAGAAATCTTCGTCTGGGCTCATTTGATTCAAGAGTTGTATTAAAAGGTCTTCATCGAAGGTGTTGGTCGTGCCGGATGTCTCGATATTGGCGAGACGCCCGATAGCTTTCGGGTCCTCGACTACAAGTCCGCCGTAGATTTTAAACCAATCCCGATACGCCTGGAATTTCTTCCCGGAGGCGGTAACGGCCGTTATCTCGCCCAGGTCCCTATGTTCCAGCCCGAGAGATGAACCCCGCGGGTATGCACACCAGGCGGCGCCCTCTCCCCAACGGGCCACATAGATACTAGTAAGATCATTGCCTGTACCGCCCGCGCCTATTACGTTAGCGCTTGCGGCTAGCGAGTTCAGGCGGACGGCGAACCCATTGAACGACTTACTGTTCGTTCCGTTATTGCCGTAGAAAAGAAGTTCGATCCATGATTTGCCTATACCTCGCAGGATTCGTGCTGCACGGCCGTTCCGGAACGCCTGTGGATTCGGCGCAGCGTCAACCATAGCTTTATCCGAATCGGAGTATGCTTCCATCATCGAAAGGATGTCCCGCACTTCCTGCGTTTCGACACTTACGTTTCCGACCCCGTCGTTAAACGTGCGCAGCTCTCCTTCTGGTTCGCTGTACTCTTGTGCGGAGACGTGAGAGAAAATATCATTTGCTTGAAACCACGGGATATCATCCCATATGCGGTTTATGCGTGTGAGAATGGCGGCAACTTTATGCAGTTGCCCGTTTGGTGCAATGTTTTTCGCCAGCTCCAGCATAGTGAGCTGGTTCTGTATGGCTATAGTGCTCATTTTTGAATCTCCTTTCGTCCGTCATCACGACGGTCTTGGAGTCCCGCGCCCTGCTAGTTGCGCGAGGTTATTGAGAGTGCGACTCTACTTTTGCATTGACGGGAATTCCAACTGAGGAGTTCCCCCCGCGGTTTTACCCATTTCCTTTCCTGGATTCGCTCGGCCCCCGGAGACAAAATCTTCCGAGTACAGTCTTCCGACTTCGTCCATAATGCGCACTATATGGGGATGGTACGGCAATTGTTTTGCGAGGTCGGATATTTCCTCTGCGGTTAACTGCGCACTGGCCCCCGCTTTTTCCATGCCGAGAATCGCTCGATTAATGCGCTCTTCGTATTTAGCTCCCCATAAACCCTTCACGGTCTCTTGATTCACTATCTTTTGGGCTTCGTTATATTCCGCGATAGCCTTGGTCATGTTTCCGAGGATGCCGTTTAGCTGCGCGTTATTGAGTCCCTGAACGTGGGCTTGCTGCACCAGTGCCCCAACAATAGGATCATCGGCCGGTACGCCCTCCGGCATGCTCAGCTTGTAGCCTTCAGCTTTTTCCGGTACGCCCATAAACGACCGCATCTTAGCGTCGAACTCGGCCCACTGTTCCGGGGTGGCGTTATCTCCCGGCACAACGAGAGCTGACTTTAATTTACCTTCCAGGTCCAGGTGAGCCTTTAAAAGATCACCCGGCGCCTTATCCTTCCACCCGGCCGCCGCTTCGTTCGACCGAACATCGTCGGGAAGCGAATCAAACCACGTGGTTCCTGCCCCACCGGTATCGCCCGCGTCGGTGTTACCCTGTGTCGGATTTCCGCCGATGTATGTATCCTGATCCATAATCACGTCCTTTCTTCACCGTCGATTATCCGCGCCCTGGCGGTATCGACCTCATATTGTCTTTGGCTCATCACCTCTGCGAATACTGCACCGAGTAGCCCCGGTATCATTGACCCGATCGTCTTGAGCACAAAATTTCGTTCACCTTCGTAAAAATGACTCCAGGCGTTTCCTGTGCACGTTGATTCCAGTAGGTGGCCGCGTTCCATGAGATATTCCAGCGTTCGCTTTCCGTGTGGGGTTCCGAACGTTAGCTCAAAATCTTGTCGGATAGACATGGAATCAATAAATTGCTGCCGTTCGTCTTGTTTCTGCAGACGCTCCTTCGAGGTCTGAATCATGCGCTGCCTCCCAGCCCGGACATGAGCTCGGTCAGTACAGACGGCTCTTCCGGGTTATAGGGAGTATCGCCCAGCTTCTTAGCCCCTTCGACCGCAGCCATGCCGACTTGAGCCTGTTGCATCGCTCTTTGTTCCTCCGCTCTCTGCTTGCGTATCTGCTCTAGTTCCTCGGCCGACCTTACACCGGAACCGGGCAAGCCGACCAATCGAGCGCGCTCTTGCGCCAGTTCATCCATATTGTAATTGTCCAGAATCTCCGGTGTGATCTGCGCGGCGACTGTGGCGAACTGCACGGTATCGTCTATTGCTCTGATACCTATCATCTGTTGCGCTTGGGCGAGGAGACTGATGTACTCGACCTTGTAATCCGCGCCCTCGAGCTCTTCCGGGAGCGGCGGTAGGTCATACAGCCACGGCCTCTTAATCATTCGCTCTACAGCGAACACTACTAATTTATCTAGGATTTCATCTTCTTGCCGCTCGATGAACGGACCTAGTTGCAACATCTTCTCGCCCTGCATCTCCAGTATTTGCGTTGCGGTAACATTTCCTTTTTGGTCGTTTTGCAAAATCATCATAAAAATATCGTTGTAATACCCGTGCCGGATTCGGTCTCTAACCGCCTGAGCTTTCGCTTCTCCGGCTGCAATATCGAATTTAAATTCAAACAGACGCCGGATTCCCTCAGGCTGTCCGTCGTAAAAAGTCACCCCTCCAGCGGTCTTGCGGATCGGGCTACCAAGCAGCGAGGCGGGCACAAGCATGCTGGGATCCAGTTCCAGGTGAGTCGCTATTAATGAAGACTCTTCGAGGTCCTGCAACATTTTTACGTCCGGTAGAATCTGCATTCCCGGAGAATCGCACCCGTATTGATCTGAGCCAACCAGCAGCCAGGACCCGGCCGCGTACGGAAATGTTTCGAATCCCGATTCGCTGACAATAGTCCGGTCGTTACCCAGCTCGATCCATATCGATTCGTAGGGCATATTGAGCGCATCTTTGCGGTTGGGATCGTAATCGCTGCGGGGTTGCACTACGTGCAGCAACTCCACCGCCAGATAGGGTTTTTTATTCCGACCATCCATCGCTTCCCTGACATGTCTCGATACCTTATCGATTCCGAACCGCTCGATCATCTGGATCGCGTACATCCATTCGGTGCGATATACCGTATCAACGTTGCCGCGTTCGTTCCGGGCCCACCAGTATTCGCCGAACGTAAACGGCTTGAAATGAAATCCGCCTTCGGTAAACTCTCGCATAGCGATTAGGTTATTCGCAAACGCCAGTACCTCGCCGTATCCAGAATGCATACAGCTATAGAAGTTCGAGCGCCGAAACTGCGCATAAAGGCGCCTCTGAAGTGCATCAAAAAACCCCTTAACCGGTCCCCAGTCTCCTAGATCCTCATCTTGCAGACCTACTTTAAACCACGGCCTGGACGGAGGAGTTAGGCCGGAATGCATGCCGTTGTTGGCAATACTGTGAGCGTTTCGAGCGGTTGGGTCGAATATCTTCGATCCTCGCTTTCCGTGCATGCGGTCGGGTTTTTTATCGTCTCCAGGGAATCGCCCGCGAGACGGTACGATATATTCGGAGACATCCAGGCCGATACTCTCTATCGACGCCTCGCGCTCTCCCTTGAGCGTCTCGTACTTATTGATGTACTCGTCAACCCGGTCTTTTTTACTGCTCATCTGCCGGAACCTCAATGCGGACGTAGAACCCGCTTTTGGGTATTAGGACCAAATCCTGAGGCTCGACGGTTTTCTCGCTGAGCACCTTGTGGAATTGGTCTAAAAATGAAACCTTAATCTTCATCGTCGGTCGCTCCAGTAACTACCCGAAGGTTTTGGTGCGTTCGAATGCTGCATAGTGTCGGATTCAGAAACGCTACGAACAGGCTCCGCGAATGTGAGAGCTAATGCATCGGCATCGTTTGGTGAATGAATACCCCTCTGCCGCATCGCTTCCTTGCTCTCCATTACACGGTTGTGATTCGAGTCGTATTTAAACCGGACCGAAACCAATTGAGCATGAAGAGTATCATCGTCAGGTATTGATACGGGGAGCTCGTCATTCAACCACTCGTCCATCTCTCCCCATATTTCGTTTCGCTTGTTTTTGTATTTCTGCGAATCCAGCGCAGCGCCTCCGAAATTAACGGCTCTCACTCGACGCCGATAGCCCATCTCCCATAGTCTCGATATGACCCCGTCCGCAGATCCGTCAATAAACATCATGTCCACATACGGATCGTTATCGTCCAGTATAACTTTAGCCGCTCCGACGTGCGCCATTGCATCGTTTCCCTGATAGCGTTTCAAATTAAACGCTACCCGGCCCTTGCGGTAGATCGAACTAGCTCCGTCTTTTCCT